CCGCGAACACAACGGCGTCTCCACAGATGCTTCGGGCTGGGATATCTCAGTCACCCGAGCTCTGTGGATGGCGGACGCCTGGAGACGTGCTGACGCAGCCCGTTTTGGATACTACCCATACGGCTGGTGTTACGCGCTAATGAACCTTGGACTGGTGTTGTCCTCGCACGTCGTAGTTATAGGCAAGGAAATGCATGAGGTGAGCTGGTTCGGCATCATGCCGTCCGGTATTCCCTCTACTTCCGCCTCCAATTCCTTCATGAGGGGTTTCATCCACTCAGAAGCAATCTGGACTACAGAAGGCAGGGTCGGCATTTCTCTCAATATGGGAGACGACAATCATTCCAAAGACAAGCTCAGGCAGATCCACATGCGCCTTTGGGCGGATCTTGGCGTTATTATCGAGGAGAGTGGTGAAACTCTTGGAGCGGAAGAACTCGTTCCATTCACCTCTCACCTGTACGACCTTGACGCCGACACCGCCATGTTCGATAATGGACCAAAGATCCTGTTGCGCTTGGCGTACCACAGCAATAATCCTCTTACCAAGGATCAAGCTACAGGCATCCGATTCGCAGTCCGCAACACACCAGGCCTTCGCGAGAAGGTGGACAGCTTCGTAGCAGCTCAGCCAAATGGCAAGCTCTGGTTGGCGATCGATATTCACGACCCCAACGTCGTGATGGACTTCACGACAACCTTCTAGCTACAGCTTGCTGGACACAGTCCAGATTATCGCGGTTCGAAGTGGAGCTTCACCGCTAATATTTATTCCTTTTCCGTTCGTTAGCTCGCGCGCATGTTTCACAAGGTGCAGCCAGGCGCGGGATGGTGTACACCTTTTGGTTAGGGTGGGGGGGTTTTGAATCATGCTATTGAAAGAACTAAATACCATTTGTGGTACCCATTTTCTTACTCCGTTTTTACACCACGGAGCAGCTCATAACAAACCTAGCACTTGGTGCAGCTACATTCTTTGCTTCCGTATCCGTTCAATATGCCGAACGGACTCGCCGCCGCCAAAGCCTTGCTCGGCAATCCGGAAGTCCAAGCGCTAGTGAAACAAGCAGCGCATACAGCCGCCCAGAGAGTCAGCAATCAGCTTTCCGGCCCTCGCAAGCCAAACGCAAGTGCTGCAGGTCGCCGCCGCAACACACGAAACCAACGCGCGTTGGCACGCGGGGCTGCATTGCGATCCATTCCACGCGGACCCACTCAACCCAAAGATGTGCGGTTTCGCGCGGGTGCGACCAGCAACCAGCATTTCGCTCCACGCGGCCAGGGGTATTACGACGCATTTGCCACGACGCCAGACGCGGCGATACTGTCGAGTGCAGTAGGACCGTGTACGCCGATTGAGGGTTATGCGCGTTTTATCGTCTCTGGTTCAGTTGGTGTAAGTGGGTTGCCATATGACGTTGTGACTGGTGACAGCACCATCACGACCAACATCACCACAAATGCCAAGTTGATTATCTTCAACGTGGGCTCGTCTGACGATCAGCTGGGTGCCACTTACGAGTTGGTTAATTCGAGTGGTAAAGCCGTCGTTCACTCTGAGCCTATTACCGCTGCCGCATTCACGGAACTTGGACCCACCCTTGGCCTGTCTGGATCGCATTCCCACTTTCCAGAGGAACACAACCAAGGTGGCTCCGTTAAAGATGGTGACCCTGCACAGCGTGTTGAATCCATCCCACTTCGTGGATCCGTACGTATACGCAACATCACTGAGCGTTATTCAGTCGGTGGTGAGGTGCGCATGATGCGTTACAACGGCGGGTTATTCCTTGGTCATGACCCTACTCCAGAC